TCAAGTCAAACACTTGGAAGCACTTCAAGACTGTGTTTGATGCTGTAGCAGAGTCAGGAATCATCAAGACTCTCGCAGACTTGACTCCAACAAACATTCGTGCGTTCGATTCATGGCTGCACGCCAAAGGTGATAAGGGCGACGTAACTATCTATGGTTATCATAAGAGAATCAAGAAGTACACCCGAATCCTGTGGCGTGAGGAGATGATAGCCGTAGAACCTTATGAGCATCTGAAATTCAATAAGGGTACATACAAAGAGCGTGTACCTCTTACAGAGAAAGAGATTATCAAGATTCGTGATGCCAAGTATACAGGCAAACTTGACCGTGCACGCGACCTATTCATCTTCATGGCTTACACCGGACTGGCCTACTGTGATATGGCTGTATTTGACTACAAGACTATGACAGAGAAGTCAGGTAAGACCATCTATATTGATGGAGAGCGTATGAAAACAGGATCGAAGTTCTACACTCCTATCCTACCCCCAGCTTTGCGTGTTCTCAAGAAGTACAAATATAAGCTTCCTGTGATTAGCAATCAGAAGCTGAATGACTTCCTTCTTCTGATTGAGACTGATTTGAAGATAACAAAAAGAGTATCTTGCCATGTGGCTCGACACTCTTTCGCAACACTCATGCTCAGCTATAATGTGCCTATCGAGAAAACGGCACGTATGTTGGGACATAAGGACATCAAGACTACTCAAATCTACGCTAAAATTTTGAAGAAGAACGTAGAGGACCAGGTAGATGTGCTGGTACCAAAACTTAAATAATCCGATAGAAGACTCCTTTTAATAACTGCGACTTTCCTGTTGATTCATGGAAGGTCGCTGTTATTTTTTCGCAGATATATTCCGTGCCTTCTATGTAGTAGATTGCTCGTGGGTCGGGAATTTTGTCAGACAGGAAAGAGAAAGTGAACTTTTTCTTGTTGTCGATGTCGTATGTGTATTTGTCCCTGCCTGTCGGCGCTTCGAGTCGCATTGAATAGGTACATCTGGATGAAGTGAAGTCGTCGTATATTTGGACCTTATCTACCATCGGGTGTGGCAGTTTCCCTTCTTTAAGAATCATGCCGTCCCAGAATGCCACATATATCTTATCGAAATAAGCGTCGTTCTTCTCCTGGTCACCCTTCAAGATTGCTCTTCCTGTAGCACCTTGTGCCAGGGCGCCATCGTTATAATCAGTCTCATCATTCTCACGACCTCGTTCACCACTGAATGTTGTTTCTCCTCTTGTACCACCCATGTGACTTCCTGAATTGCCACTAACAGTACCTCCAGAGTCATTCTCGTCGGTGTATGTCACAGCGCTACCCATCTCTCCACACTCCAGGAATATACACGGGCCTAGGTCGTCTTCCGTATCGTCAATCCATGCAGGGACAATATTCAACTCAACCTCGTCGGCATTCTTATCAAACAAGTATTTGCCAAACTGATTCACGGGGATAAGCTTATTGTAATACTTATACCAATTATAGTCGGTGTTAGTCATCTTAACGTGTGTTGTCTCGTACAGCTCGGATTTGTAGCAATACATTATAAAATAGGTGTCAACGTCCTTTGCATAGAAGAGACGGTTGCCATCTGAAGCGTTCGGGTAACCTCGGTAATATCGCTTCGTGGTACCTCGGCCGGTGCTTGTGATATAGACTCCGCTTTCCTTCAGGGTGGCCGCGTACTGGAGCAGTTCTCTTAGCGTGTTGTAGACAATGGCGCTGTCTTTGTGTTTGTTGATATACCACTGGCAGCTTTTGAAAGCCCATAGTCGGTTGTCATTGTCGGCGTAGGACAGATTTTTGGTCGCAATATAGTCGCACTTGTTGTCTTGTGTGACGTCGACCGAAAACTTGTTTACCACCTTATTAATATATACGGTCGGGATATTTGCAATCTCTCGGCAAAACTCGAATTTGATTGTTCTGTTTTTGTGATTGATCGTGAACTCGCCCTTCAGGAAATACTCCAGCTGCTCAAAGAACTCTGTGAGTGACCAATGAGGAAGCGCTGCGGCAAAGTCGCGCTGCGCCCAGGCTTCAGGAAGCGCGTTGCAAATCAGCAAGTAATTCCATTTAGTTTTTGTAATTGATGTGAATATGCCTGTATACTTGATTGCTTTGCAGATCTTCTCAAGAAGAGGAACCAGAAACGGCTGGAAAGAAAGGTTCTGCGTGTCCCATACGTAATCGCCGTATTCGTCGAACTTGGCTGCGTTCTGGAGGTTGCCTGAGGTATTGTTAACCCACGGAAGTGCCACACAATCGACTTCTGGGTAGCTATATTCCCACACATCTGACATATCATTATTAGCGGTGCTTATGTCGGACGGGTAGCCTAGTTTGAGCTGATTCAGGTAGATATTATCGAAGGTGTCGTTGAAGTTCTGCTCGGAGCGGCCTTCCAAGAACTGTGTCTTTACCTCGACGTCGGATATTTGAGTGACTGTTATACAGCCTGACTTATAGAACTGCCTGTCGCGAATCTCACAGTCGAATATCACTTTCTTCTTCTCTACGTCGTGGCGGTGAAGGTGGCCGAAAATAGCGATGTTATCTGGGCAGTCCTTCAACGGGAATGTGATTGTGAGTGAATAGCTGTCGGAACCTGTAAATAGAGGGTTCTCAGCTATATACTCAAACGATGTATTCTTCTTTAGCCAGGCCTGTTGGCCATTAATGATAATCTCCATTATTTTCTTCTTGATTTGGGTGATTTGTTACGGATTAACTGCTCGTATTCGTCTTGGGCTTGCTTAATGCCGGTGTCGCCTGTGACGGTGTTGACTGTCACGAAAGGCTCGTCCAAACGCTGCTTGAGCAGTCGGATAACCTCGGCATACTCCTTCATAGCTTCAATCTCTGATTGAGCGTCATGCGAGGCGGGCTGAACAATTACTGTTGGCGATGGTGCGGCTGACTGTGCGTAAACGCTCGGTGCAACGATGCTTCTTGAAACATCCTCTGAGCGTAACGATCCTATAGTGTTCGTTCGCTGGGCATAGTCAAGCGCTTCAATCATCGGGCGGGCCACGGGGGACTTCAGTAATTCCTGACTCGCAACCCATTCACCTTTATGGACTACGCCGGCCACTTCGTATTTACCGCCGTCGCCTGTAAATCCACCTTTGGCGTAACCTTGTGCTGCAGATGCTTCCTGCTGCTTCTTGATAGCTGCTACTTGGAGCATTCCTGCAGCAATGGCCGATGCAGCTGCTATTGGTGCCAGGATATATCCAACCAATGGCACAGCTGCTGCAGAGCTATAGGCGTTGATTGCCGAAGTCGCAGTCTGAGCTACTGCCTGCATGACCTGCATCTTGAACATCTTTTTGTTCGCTTCGGTCTTCACCTTGGCAATCTCCGACTCTTTCTGCTTCTCCAGCTTCTTAACGATATAGTTGTTTCCCTCGGCGTTTGAGATTTCCGTCTTGTAGCGTTTCTCGATGGCGGCTACTTGTATTTCCGTCTCTGCCTGAATGAGTGATGTCATCTGCTGGAAGATGCTGCTCATTCCGGAACTAATCGTCTCTAAGCTACCTGTCACGGCCTTACCCATGTCGGACTGGAGCCATTCCTGCATATCGTCGGTCCAGATTTCGAGGAAGTTCTTATTATCGTCGAGCTCGTCGATGCCGTACTTCTGTCGCAGGGCTTTCTTGGCTTTCTGATAGTCTTCTTCGATACGGAGTTTCTCCTTAGCGTTGTCGCCTGTGGCCTTCAACTCCAGGTCGTACACCTGCTTGAGTGCATCGAGGTCGGTCATATACTTACTGATACGCTCGTCGCGGTTATCCCCGAAATAGTCTTCCTTGATCTTCTTCAGCTGGTCTTGATGTTTCTTTTCGGCGGCTTCCGTCTCTTGCTGGCGGTGCTTCTGGTCGGCAATCAGCTTATCCTGGTACTTGGATTGGGCTTGGGTATAGTCGCTTGTGCCTTCCTCGTACATCGTAGACATACGGCGTAAATGTTTGAGCTCTAATAACTCCAATGTGTGCTGGTAAACCTCTGTGTCAACCTCTCCGTCGATGTACCGCTGCTTCTGCAAGGAAACGGCCTCGTTGTACATCTGTGTTTCCTGCTCTACCGTGAACTTCGTGTGTTGGTCGGCCTGTTTTTTCTCGGCTTCGTAGTATGCTGCCTGTGCCTCCAGCTTCTCTTTTTCGGTC